ACTCACAGCTTCGGACACTAAGACTAAGGGCAATGCGTCTAAGACAGTCACCCAGTACGCGGACAACAGGAGGATGTATAAGAAGAAGAAGATGACGCCGAGACAAAAACGCGAACGCAAGTTTGCATACAAAGTCAAAACATCAGCGAATGTATTCGCTCCCACACATAATTTAACCGAAATTATCGGCACCCCAATGACATTTACCAATGATGGTACTGCAAGTAGCAGTTGGCAAATTACACAAGATTTTGATGGTCCATCATCAATTAAATACGATATGGCACTGAATAATGGCAGACAAAACGACAGGGGAATACTCAGCTTTGTTGAAAGATGCTACTCAGCAACTGCCTCCAACGATACTCTCTCTGGCGCAGCCAATATAGGTGTAATCACGAACGCAGATCAACTTAAGTTTGATTTGAAGTCGTCTAGAATCACCATAACGCTACTCAACAGCACACAAGAAAATGTATCTACCAACCCGGCAGTCATTATCGCAGATATATATGAATGTATTGCAGCGAAAGATATACTACCTAGTGAAGTTGCATACACGACCGCATATAGTGCTTGGGAGGAATGCTACAATGACAATGCACGGTTGCCGGATGGCACCGTTGGAACTCAAATTTATGCAACTCCGTCGCAGAACACAAGTGGTCAGACCCCCTTTACTTGTCCTGGATTCAATGAATATTGGAAAGTAACCAGCAAACACAGGGTTGAAATTCAACCCGGATCCAAAGTTAGCAAAACATTTTTTGCCTCAGGAAGAAAGGCGATGTGCCTTGATGATTGGCAAGGAAAAAGTGCAATTAAGGGGTCTACCAAAGACTTTATCATTGTTGTAAATCCAACATTTAACTCGGACGTGCAAGCATCCCAAGAGGCACTGCAAGTCGAATGGACAAAGAATTACAGATTCAAATTTTATGATGCTCCAGGCATCCAGAGCAAATTTAATGCTCAAGTTGTTTATTAAACCTTGTTTACAAACCTTATCTGTGATCCAAACTCCGCTGGCGGAAGTTGAAATTAGTGCGACGGTACCGAAGTTATATAAGGTGGTGGTCATTATTACCCACCACCTCGGTACACGGTACAAATGTCCGCGAAAGACTGGATATTTACGCGACACGAAAACCATGGACCTCTCACACAAGAAGGTCTACAAGTACTGGCAGCTGAAGCTAAACTTCTTGCTGCTCAAGTTGAAACTGGGGAAGAAGGACGAACGCACATACAAGGGTTCGTCCAACTCAAGTCACGAAAGAGACTAGCACAACTAAATAATATTTATCCTGCACACTGGGAAAAGCGTCGTGGCAGCGCCAAACAAGCGTATGATTATGCAACAAAGGAGGAAACTAGAACTGGCTGGCAGTTTGTTAAAGGAGATATATGCGGTCAAGGTAAACGGACCGATATAGAAGAGGCTAAAGATATGGTCAAAAGGGGTGCGACGGACCTTGAAATGTACGAAGAAGCCCCTTCAATCATGGCCAAGTACCCTAGATTCGTCCAAGGATATAGGAGAGCCCTCGCAGAGTCAAGAGTTGAGAAAATACAATTCGAACCACGATATATATGGCAAAGAAGATTGGCAGAAATGCTTAAAGAGGTACCACATCCACGAAGAGTTATATGGCGATGGGAGAACGACGGTAACGTCGGTAAGTCCTATTTTGCCCGACATGCCCTGGAAGAGTCCTATTACGTCACAGGAGGCAAGCACGCAGACATACGCTACGGATACAGATACGAACCGGTTATTATATTCGATTGGCCCCGATCAAATGCTGAAGCATTTCCTTACAGCCTGGTTGAACAGTTTAAAAACGGCGCGTTCTTTGTCGAAAAGTACGAGTCAAGAACTATACGATTTGGAATACCACATGTGGTCATATTTGCAAATTTTGAACCAGACAAATCCCAGCTGTCTGGAGACAGATGGGACATAGAAAAAATAAATGTACTCCACACTTAACCTAGGGTTTATTAGGGTTTATTAGGGTTATTTAGCGGTTATCGGGGGCTAGGGGGGCTCGCCCCCCATACTCATCAAATCCTTTTTTTGGTTTTTTTTTAAAGATGCCCAACAAGCGAAAACAAACCACACTTCACAAATATGCCCCGTATATGCGTGCTGCCGGTCAGGTTGCGCGGGGGGCATATAGAGCATATAATACTTATAACAAGATTAGGAAACTCACAGCTTCGGACACTAAGACTAAGGGCAATGCGTCTAAGACAGTCACCCAGTACGCGGACAACAGGAGGATGTATAAGAAGAAGAAGATGACGCCGAGACAAAAACGCGAACGCAAGTTTGCATACAAAGTCAAAAC